GTGCAAATTTTTAGTATAATTATTTGCATTTATAGAAATAATCAATTATATTTGTCGCATTATAGATAGAACTATGTTAGAGATTAATATACATAAGAAAATAGGTGCTAAAACAGAGGATGATAAGTTCTTTGAAATGATGGGCTTTGAATGCGAAGTGTTTTCGTATGATGACTTACGTATGTTAGTCGATAATACAACTGAAAATGAGTTGAAACTCAATATCCGCTCTAGTGGTGGCGGTGTGCGTGAGTCTATCAATATGTACGATTATTTGCGACAAAGTGGTAAGACTATCTATGCAAACATAGACGGGGAGTGTCACAGTTCAGCGATTATCCTTTTACTTTCAGCTCCAAAAGAAAATAGAACAGCCGATATTAATAGTAGAATGCTTATACATCAAGTTCGTGGAGTGATTGAGGGTGGTTTTACTACTGATGAATTACTTTTAATATCAAACGAAATTCAAACAGAGGAAACAGCATTGCTTAATATCTATGCTGATAGAACAGGAACAGATTTAGCGACTTTGGAAACTTTAATGAAAGAGGAAAAAGAACGCACCGCATCCGAGATGATACAATACGGATTTATTTCAAAAACAAACATTTATAACACAAACCAAAAAGAAAACAAAATGAGTGAAACAAAAAAATCACTTCTTGCACGTTTGGAAAACTTTCTCGCAAAGAATGAAGCCCCATCCGTTGAGGAAGTAGCAACAGAAAATTACGACCACCTTACTGAGGATGGTACTGTTATTTTCACTTCCGAAAGCGAAAATATCGCCGTAGGAATGCCAGCCAGCCCAGCGGGTGAGTTTACCACTGCTGATGGTAAAGTAGTAACAGTTGTTGAAGTTGAAGGTGCAACAGTTATCGTATTGATAGCTTTGAGTGCTGAATACATGCCAGCACCTGACACTACTATGATTGAGGATTTGACTAATGAACTTGGTGAAGCTAAAACTAATCTAGTTGAAGCTGTAAACTTAGTTAATGAGTTGAAAACTCAAGTTAAGAGTACATTTGAACCGACAACACGTCTATCGACGGTAAATTCATCTAGCAATGTTGTAAAAACTGTTGCAGATTTAAAGAATGAAGCAAAAGAACGTAAAAACCTAAAACGCAAATAAAAAATGGCTACTGCAATTGATTTTTCAAAATTTACTTTTACCGCCGAGCAGGTTCGTGCGATAAATGAATTAACGTATGATGCAGTGATTTCAGCACCTGAAATTTCACTCATTCATACTATCTACCCGAACATTGTTACAGAAAAGTTCGTAGGTTTTCTGTCAGAGGGTGGACTTGTAGGACTTGCATCTACTGGATGTACTCCAAGCGCACAATCGTTTCAAATTGGTAGTCGTACTATCAAATGGTCGCCAGTTGAATGGGAAGTATTCATTGAGCAATGTTGGAAAGACTTGCGCTCTACAATGGCTACCTATTCATTGAACACTGGTGTGAACGCAAAAGATTTCACATCTACTGACTACATGAACGTGGTAGTTGACCAGTTGACAATGGCTCTTAAGAAATTCTTAATCCGTTTCGCTTGGTTCAATGACACTGATGCCGACAACGTAACTGGTGGAGGTGTAATCACAGATGGTTTGGACTTGGACTATTTCAACTTGGTTGATGGTTTGTTTAAACAAATCGACACTCAAGTAACTGCCAACCCAGCCCAATTGGTTGCTATCACTGAAAATGCAGGTGTTAGTTATGTGGCTCAAAAGATTACGCCAGCAAACGTTATCGGATACTTGCAAAAACTTGTATTTGGGGCGCCAAATAAATTGAAAGGACTTGCAGGAAATTTTATCCTTTGTACTCAATCATTCTATGATGGTTACATCATGGCATTGCAAAGTGATAAGATCCAAGCTACTTACACTAACTTGGTTGATGGTATGCAAACAGTAACTTTCAACGGTATTCCGTTAATTGCACTTCCTATTTGGGATGAGATGATAGCTGAATTTGAAGATACTGGCGCAAAATACCACGCTCCAAATCGTGCCGTGTACACCAACAAGTCAGTTCTTGGTCTTGGTCTTGACGATGTAAATCAGTTTGAAACATTGAATACATGGTATTCAAATGACAGCCGAAAAGTGAAAACTGAAGCAGGTGGACAAGCTGACGTCAAGTTGATGAATCCTGACTTATTCATGATCGCAAAATAATTAACCGCCCCCATCTAATCGGTGGGGGCTTAATACAAAATAAAAAATGGATTGTAATTCAATAACCAAAGGGCTTGTAGGTGCTGTATGTGGCACGCCCGAAGTACCAGGTACAGGAAAAAAAGTTATCCTTATCACATACAATGATATTGATAGGTCTTTGTCAGTTGTTACCAACAACGTGATTTCAGACCTTGTTCTTAAAGCCACTAAAAAAGGCTATGCATTTGAATCATTGGCAGACAGCGCAATGGGTGAAGCAACACTTGGAAAAGAAACATACTTTTCAACGTTTGCTCATGCTGTATCTTTGAAAGTGTTCACAAAAAGCGAAGATGCTAAAGCTTTTGTAAATCAATTGGCAGGTGCTAGAGTAGTAGCTATCGTGGAAAACCGTGCTATCGGTACAGATGGTGAGGTTAAGTATGAAGTATATGGATGGGGTGCAGGACTTGAACTAAGCGAAGCAGTAGGAACTACTGATATGGCTGATAGAGTTGTTTACTCTTTGAAATTGACTTCAAACGACAAATCAAAAGAGGGCACACTTCCACTTTCATTGTTTGACACTGATGAAGCTACAACCGATGCTATCATAGCGTCATTAATCGCATAGTCATGACACTAATCGAAAGATTGGAAAATTTGAAAAGCACTAGAAAACAATTCGGCAAAGGTGCTGAGTTGTTTTCTTTTATACAAGAAAACGTACAATTTAAAAATGAAATTGTATCTTTGTCAAAATACTTTCTTAATAAGACAGTAGGTGTTGGAGGTTGCAGTAATTGTGTTTTTGACGCCTACTTTGAGTTAATTAATTTAAAAGAAATTCCAATGGAAACAAATTATAGGTTAAGAGCAGGCGTTATCCTTCGTGATGTAAACGGGGATAGTTCCAAGATGATGTCAAACGCCAATATAACAGACGATTTGGCGAAATATCACCTTGAATCAAACCCTAAATGTGCTAAATTTTTCGAGAAAATGCCGACCGAAAAAGCAGTAGAATCAATTGATATTGATGAATCAATCGAGATTGAAGCCGAACCAATAGCCTTTGAAGCTCCGAAATTCACACGTAAAAAAAGAAAATAGGCTCTATCCCCTTGGTTGGGGGTAGAGATACAAATTAAAACACATCCAAATGAAAGTAAGTGTACTGAAAAAAGAAAAACGTTTCCACCAACGGAACGATATAAGCCTAAAGATACAGCAATACGGTGAGGGTAACGCATATCCGCAGTCCGTTCGTGCTATTGTGAATGCAAGTGGTACGGGGAGCAGTTGTGTTGATACTTTCAGAAAATTTATAAACGGCAAAGGTTTTCAAGATGCTACCATTGCCGAAATGTTGTTTAACTCAAAAGACAACGGAAACGATGTCCTTGCGAAAGTAGATGCTGACTATGCTATGTATGGTGGCTTTGCACTTCATTTGAATTTGAACGCCAACTACAAATACACCTCCATAACTCATGTGCCGTTTGAGCACGCACGTTTTGAACAAGCAGATGTAACAACAGGTAAATTTGATAAGATAGCATTGCACCCCGATTGGGCTCATGAATTTACAGGCGTAAAGAGATGGCAAGCTAGCGATATAGTTTTTGTCGATATATTTACTACTGATATTGATAAAATCAATATGCAAGTAGCAAATGCCGGGGGTTGGCAAAATTATAAAGGGATGATTTTCTATTATTCCAGATTAGGTGGGTTGACATATCCAACTCCGATATTTGATTCTGTTATTACTGACATGAACACAGAGGAGGGGATAAGCAATGTTTCAAACCGAAATGCACGAAACAACTTCATGCCCGCTGGTATGTTGGTTGATAAAGTGAATGCTACTGATAATCCTAGAACTGGTAATGAAGATGATGACGACTATTGGTTGCATCATAATGAAAACGAGAAAAGCGACATTGAAAAGAATTTACTAGAGTTTCAAGGCGATGAAAATGCTTGTAAGATTATGTATGTGGCAATTGAGGGGGATGCTGAAGAGCCTAAATTTATACCTTTTACCACTCAAAACTTTGACAAGTATTTCGATGTTACGAAAAAAGACATTGTCGGGTCAATCGGTCGCCGATTCTCACAACCGCCAATTCTAAGGAGTGAAGATGTGGGAAGTAATTTCGGTGCAAATGCAATGAAAAATGCTTATGATTTCTACAATTCAGTAGTGCAAGTTGATAGAGATGTTTTAACTAGAGTGTTTGATAAATTGCTTTCAAATTTCTACATTCAAGTACAAAATAGTGCGATAATCGAGCCACTAAAATATGACATTGAGATTACCAAAGCTGAGGAGTTAGGCGCAAACACAAAAGATGTTGTGGACTTAATCAAAGATGCAACTATTGACACAACCATTAAACGTGGTATTTTATCAACTATTTACGGATTCAAAGATGACCAACTTAAATCAATAGGACTATGAAAATAACAGCAGACGATATAAGAGAATGTAGGGCACTTGCAAACAACATTGAGGACACTAAGCGAGTAATGCCTTATGTGGATGAAGTTGAGCAAATATATGTAGCTCCGAGATTGGGTGCAAAAGTGTTCAAAGAGATAAGCGACTATGATGGTAGTGGCGATGCTGAATTATCGCTACTTTGGAGCGGTGGATATTACGATAATGACACACGTGTTTTTGCAGGGTTGAAAAAAGCCTATTGTTATTTGGCTTATTCGAGGTTTATCAGAAATCAAAGTGTGAACGTGACAGCCTTCGGAGTAGTTCAAAAAACAGGTCAATTTAGTGAAGCTATTGATTCCAAAACTACTTTAGCAATGGCTCGAGATGCTGAAAGTATAGGGATGGATTACCTTGAAAATTGCCTAAAATATCTTATATTTGTGAAGAAAATAGAGACTGCCAAATCAAACTACAAACGTAAATTCTTAGCAATATGAGATTTTGGGATGAAATGCAAGAGCCAGCCGATTTGCTGGAAAATCACAAAGTTATGTTGGGTAATCCTAACTTAGTAGGTGAAGATGCCTATCAGTCAACTAGTCTAAATAGATTGCGTGGGTTGTTTGGCGGTGTTGAGCAGATTACTACCCAATCCGACCTTGATGCGTGGCGACCTGAAAGTGGGTTTGCCATTGTAACAATGACTGCACAGATAGACCAAGATATACAAGATATATTTGGCACTGACTTGAATAAAATAGAGATGCACTGTTATAGTGTGGCAGGAACAGCCACAAGTTCAGCAGATAGATACCAAGAGGGTGTCAGTGCAATAGATGGCAAACGTTATAGACGTTTTTATGATACTGTACATGGATGGGGTGATTTTGAAATAAATGATTCTTATACTATTCCAGAGATAGATATAATGATGGCTGGCACACTGGCTTACTTTGGCGAATGGAACTCTTCTATCCCAACGTACGAGACGCATTATATGTATAGTTACAGAGGTCAGTTGTATTTACCAATAGCACAACACAGCTCATCAATTGACCCTTACACTGATACTACAAATTGGAAGCCAATGACTAGCGTTATTGGACGTACAGTTACAACACAAGTTCAAATTGATACATTCACATCTGAACCTCATGTATTCTTAATTGACAACAGATTGGACGGTATCTCACTTCCTGTAAGTGATGAATTTTTAGTATGCAAAAATACTTATACTAGAACAGTCGGAGCAGGTGGTGATACTTATATCCAAGAGTTCACAGACTCAAAAGGATTGCAATATCAACGTGTTAGTGTATGGGGTGGTAGTGCTTATTTTTGGAATACATGGAGTACTTGCGTAGTAATTACTACACAGAATAAACTAGATTCCTTCCGTCCAGATAATGGATTTGCTAAGGTTGCTAATTTACCTTCAATGCAAACAGCATTTGGAGCTGATTATATTTCTGTAATAGTTAGGTCTTACGCCGTTAATGCAACAGGTACTACAGCAGGCGATTGGGCGCAGGAAGCCACAAACTATTTAGGTTATGAATACATTAGATATTTTTCAACAGTTGGCGCAACATGGGGGGCTTGGCTTAGAAAGACAGAAACATACATCTCAAAAGACACAGGCATACTTTCGTGGACTGGCTCGCTTTGGGCATGGTTGCAAAAAGTAACAACGTGGAATGCCACACCAAGCGATTCTGCAATACCTACCGAGAAACTTGTAAAAGATAGTTTGGATTTGAAGTTAGACAAACCAACAGCGACAAAAACAATCCCTATTGATGCCGACAGCCTAGTTTTAAAAGATAGCGCAGATTCAGATAAGTATAAAGATGTTTTGAAAGCTGATTTAAACGAGGTTCATATTGGCGATTCCGAACCGACACATAATGAAGTTTTATGGGTTGATACGACTAGCATTAATAACCTATCATTCATTGCTAATACTAGCTCATTTATTGTGCCTGACTTTGCCCCAGTAATTGCTAAATATACGAGCAACTATGCAAGTGGTAATGCTGTTTCAGTTGAATTTCCAGTTAATCCACCAAAGACAAATGAGCCAGTTCAATACTTAGTCATTAAGAATTTGAAAGGGAGTGATGTTACATTTGTAGTTAATACAGGCGATGATGTGGTAGGTAGTATCACTTATACTTACGAACTGATGCAAACAGATTCAATCGTAGTACCTTCGGGTAAACGTGTTGAGCTATCATATATGTATGCAATGACAAGTGCTACAACTTGTTTAGTTTCCATAATGTATAAAGTTCAAGAATAATGAGCAGGCGAAATATGATGGCTGGGAAAAAAGCCAAAGAGGTAAAATATGGAAAGTTGTATAACTACTATGTCATTGAGGGCACAGGTGATTATTCAATCATACCACTAGCTATGGCGAATGAGGGGTGGACTGTGCCACTTGGCGGTGTATCTGGATATAACATCAACACACTAATTAATTATAACGGTGGAAGTACAGCAGATGCTGGTGCAAAATTGAAAGAAACTGGGAATATCTATTGGATTGGAAATGTAGGGGCTTTGAATACTTATAATTTCAATGCGAGGGGCGCAGGATTCAGACAGCATAGTGATGGAGCTTTCAGTTCACTTCAATACACTTTAAGAATTTGGGAATATTACGCACCTCAGCCATATTACTTTCAGCTTACTAATAGTAGTGCGAGTGGCGGTTATGATGATGCTACAGGCAAGAAGTCCATGGGGTGTTCAATAAGAGCAGTTAGACCATCCACCATGGATGAACAAATGTACATCCCAAACGGCGCACCTTGCACACCGTACAATGGTAACGATGGATTGCAATATCCAACAATAAGAGTAGGCACTCAGGTTTGGTTAGCTTGTAATTTAGCAGAAACGAAATTGAGAAACGGTTCAGATATTCCAAATATAACTAACAATGCCACATGGGCTGGAATGACAACAATAGCTATGTGTGACTATGATAATAACCCCAACAATACATTTATGTAATTATGAACTACTACATTTACAAAGGATCAATACTTAATACAGAAGCCGATTTGAGCGCAAAGGATGGAATAATTGTTTTGAATGAGGAACAATTCAATTTTGCAATTGATAAGCCAAATGCCACTATCAGCGAGATACTTAACTGTGAGTTGGTTGTTAATAATTTTGAAGTGACAGAGCAGTATATATACGACATTAAAGAGATGGTGTATCTGTCGTATAGTGAGTGTGAAGCACGAAATACTGGGGCCAGTGGAACGCTCAAGATAGCACAATTTGCACAGGCAGGTTGCTCAAAAGCGGTTGCAAATATTCAGTGGGTAACTGATTTATACACAGAGATGTACTCGAAGATAGAGCAAATTGATAATGGAAATTACGAAGTAGATTTGTTTCCTTCAGAAAGTATTAAGCAGAAGCCTTATAGTTATAGAGAATGTGAAAATCAATACATATCATTGAATCAAAATTAATTATGAGCAGAATTTTAAAAGCAAAAGTAGGGAGTGATTTAATCCCAATATATAGAAATGTAACTGTTAATTATCAAGGCAATAGCTTTCCAAATATATCAGGAAAAGCTAATTCAGGTGAAATACTGATGATTTGTATTGATAATGGAGGTGCTAATGGCTTCGCTGTGCAAACGACCTCGAATGGTACTTATTCCATTGATTGGGGTGATGGTACAATTGAGGCAGGGACTTCAACAGCATTCACAAATCAAACAGCCGCTAACAACTTAACCGCTCAAGTATCTCACACTTATGTCGAGGGTAACGGGTCGGGGTTAGGTGTGTGGATTCCAGAGTGGAAAGTATGGGCTTATACTGTTCGGATTTACAATGCAAGTTCACCAATTAAGTACTTCAAAGTTGCCAAAACGAGCGCAAAATATACAGTTCAAAATAGTTGTGTAGCGTGGGCGGAAATTAATGTCCCTTCATTGGTTAACGTATCGCAAATGTTCAGCAATGGTGTGGCAACATCACCGCTAAGAAGCCCATTTTTGAAGAAAGTAAACATCTATGATGTAAGTCTTGTAACAAGTTCGGACTATTTCGCTTATGAGTGTGCTGGTTTTGATGATTTCAATTTTCCATCTATGCCTTTAGCTACTTCGCGGACTTATGCACTATATGGAACTGGTGCTATAAATTCAACTATTGGCACATTCTATTCTGGTGGAGCATCTTGTTCAATGACATATTTTATGGCGAATATGCTAAGGTTAAGAACTTGTACATTTACCGCTAATGATTGGGGGTCTGTTAGTTCAACGGCTTATATGTTTGATGGTGATTCAGCTTTGGACGAGGTGCATTTGCCCGCTGGAGTTGGTAATGATAAAATCACTGATGGAACTAATACTTTCAACAACTGTAACAATTTAACTCACATTACCAATCTTGAGTTTTGGGGGAGTAGGACTTCTAACTGTAACTTTACAAACATATTCGGGAGATGTGAAAAATTAGCACAACCACTTACTATTGGTGCCAAACTAAGTAAGATTAGTTTGGGTGGTAGTTCTACCGTTCCACTCCCTATCACTGGATTAGTACTTACAAATGCAAATAGCACTTTCGGAAGTTCGAGCCCACAGGTTGACGTACAATACTGTGCTATGGATGCAACGGCACTAAATGCGCTATTCACTTCATTGCCTACTGTAAGTGGTAAGCATATCAAAATAACAGGATGTACAGGCGCAGGAACTTGCGACACATCAATAGCTACAAACAAAGGTTGGATAATATCAAATTAAAATTATGGAACTATACAAAAAAATACCGAACGACACAGGGGGCGAATATCAGGATAAAACAACCCTCGAAAGATGCGATTTAATAACTGCCGAAGTTCGTTTCTATTGCCCTGTTGGATGTGAATGTGGCACAGGATTAGGTGAGTGTGGAACGGAAGGCACTTGTTGCAAGCGATTTGAAACAGTAGAGGAAGCAATGGAATACTTTAACGTTGATCCGTATGAAGTGCAATAGATGCAATAATGACATAACCAACAGCGAGAATGCCCGATACATCTATTATCAGGTGTATTGCGAGCATTGCGCTAAAAATCACACAGTATGAACTATACATTCACACTACAAAAAGATTACACACGATTCTTGACTGATTTGGTGGGGGTCTATTTTGAGTGTGAATGGGGTTCTATTGATGATGGTATGATCACTATCAAAAAGGGCTATTCGTGGGATGGGTGTACTTGCGCACTTAACACGAAAAGAACTTATAATGCGTGCTTGGTGCATGATTTCCTTTGTCAGTTTGAGCCGATACCAATAGTTGATGCTGATAGGCTATTCATGTATCTTTTAGAAAGTGATAGATTTGAACTTTCAACACTATATTTTTTTGCAGTTTATATGTATCACTGCATTAAAAAAATGCTTATATTTGCAAAAACGAAAATTAATTTATAATGCTTAATAGAGAAACAAAATTCGGATTGACTTTTGGTCAATTGCTTGCCCTCCTAGGCTTAGTTGGTGGCATCCTTACAACTTATATTGATTTGAATATCAAAGTAGCTACAATCGACGAACGTAACAAGTTCATGGAGCAACGGATGGATAAGATTGAAAATTCTACTGAAATGGTAAGGCAGGAAAACCGACAAGACCACATGAAAATGGAAGCTAAAATGGATTATATAATTGATAGACTTCAAAGAAAATGAGAAACTTAATTGATAAAATCAAAGCCGAAACTCCAAAGATTTGGAGAGATTTGCAAAAGCTATCTTTGTCATTGTCTGCTATTGCGGGAGTTTTACTGCAGTATAATGAATCTAATCACATACTTTCAAGCTCTGATATTTTAGTGTTAAAATGGGTGATTGGTATAGGTGTGGCGTTGAGTGCTTACGGACAAACTAAAACTGTGAAAAAATGAAACTAACAGACCACTTCTCATTAGCTGAATTGACTGTTACAAGTCAACCACTGCCAAACATCCCAAATGATGAGCAAATTGAGAATTTAAAAGTTTTAGCAACTGAAATACTTGAGCCATTGCGCATAAAATTTGGTAAGCCTATCAAAGTGAATAGCGGTTTCCGTTCCGATGCAGTTAACAAAGCGATTGGAGGTTCAAAGACCTCACAACACTGTAAAGGGCAAGCGTCCGATTTGAATTGCGATGATAATGCTCTACTTTTCGGAATTATTCGTAAAAACTTTAAGTTCACACAACTAATTTGGGAGGGTGGAAATAGTCAGCAACCAAAATGGGTTCACGTAGGCTATGATAAGAATAATCTCAAATGCGAGGTTCTAAGAATGTCAAATGGGAAATACACTAAGATGTAATATGGACTTAATAAAGCTATCGACTAAAAAAAGGCTTTCAATGTCAGAAAAAGAGCAGTTGATTAGTAAAGCTAATGATTTAGGAATAGAATGCAATATAAAGGGTGGCTGTGTTTGTTGTTTTAATAATTTAGCAATCCAGATACACCACTACCAAATGAATAAACACATGATACCTTGACTGCCATAGTTTTGTTGTTTAATTAGAAAATCCCCCAAGTCTGTGAAGATATGGGGGATTGTTGTTATTTAAAACATTTTACGTTCAAATGCCGATGGTGCAGGTTTCAGATATTGCCTTGCTATTTCAGGAAGTCTTCCATGTCCACCAACGCCACTATGTATCGGTAAAATTTGATTTTCACATGTAAGCACATTTTTATAAATGCGATTACCTTTTTTGTCTTTTTTCTCTGTTTTTACTATCATATTATTTTTGTTTTATGCCTTTCGGCGGTTAGTTGTTGTCAAATATATTACCTATCACTTCATAAGTATAAGATGGAATAACTCTAAATTTCTGACTGTTTTCAGATTTATTTGAAAGTCCAAATCTCATTAAATCAGGCTCCCAAACTACCGTGTGAGTACTACTTACTTGTTTTTTACCAAGTGCAAAACTGCCAGCATATCTTGTAAAAGTAATTATATCACCCTCATATATTTCAACTCCATTTTTGTCAAGAACGCCAGTAAATTGACCGATGGTTTCTGGATTTACATCACTGCCTAGTCCGTTTGAATCCTCTATCATGTGAGTGGCAAATACAGTGTATCGTTTATGAAGTAAGTCTCCAAATACCCATTTATTTCTAAAATCCTTACCTCTAAATTTAATTTTTCTCATAATTACTCCCTTACTTTGTTAAACTCTAGTTTCTTCATTATCTCTGCTTCCACATCATATCCATTGTGTTCAAGTAGCGACATTGGTACTAAGATTACATCTACGGCTTCCGATGGGTCGAAGTTACAGTTATTAAGTTCACTTAATTCAAGTTCATTAACTTCATCCTGTAATGCTGAATGAAATTTCCAAAACGAATCGTCTTTTTGTATCTTTCCACGCCTTACAGCGTGTTTGTAGTTTTCTTTTGCTATTTCGTTGATTGTCATACTCCTATTTTTTTAAAGTCAAAATTGTGTACTGATTTGTTTAGTTTGATAACCTCAATGAGTTTTTTCACATATTCAGTGTTTTTATCCCTATCAACAGCGTAAAAGATTAGTTCTTTTAGAATATCAGCTTCATCACCGAAATTCTCTTGCTGGTCTATTGGTATGTGCCTTACTTCTTCTAAGAACTTTTTAAGGTGAAAAGTAGTCTTGTTGAAGTTCTGCTTAGATGTGTGTTTAAGTTCGCATCCAGTTGCTCGAAACTCCTTTTCTGCATCTTTCATTAAGCCCTCGATAATGTCAAGTAAAATGAAAATGACATTATTGATAAAAATTGCGTCTTTTGTTGGTTTGCCTGTCATAGAAATATAATTTCAAGTTTAAAAATAAATTTCGCTAATCTTACCGCTTATGTAGATTGTTTTCATTCAAAAATAGTTTTTTGTAATCTGTAATTATTAAATCGTTTCATACTCGCTTCAAAATACTCCGTGTCTAACTCAATCCCGACAAACTCCAAATTCATATTGTCGAGTTTATTTGCTTTGTCTATTGCTAAAGCTATTGATGCACTGCCTAAATGAGTGTCAAGAATTTTATCGCCTTGTTTTGCAAATCTTTGAATAACCCAATCATATAAATCAACTGGTTTTTGAGTTGGATGTATTCTATCATTTTGATTTGGAAATTTTTTGAAAATACGTGCGCATTTATCAAATGAACTCCAAGCCATTTCGCACTCTGCAAAATCACGGTTATAAATGCTTTCGCCTTTATCCCATATTAAAAAACATTTATTTGCTGGTAATCCAAAATAATTACCTCCCCAAATTATTTGCTCTTTTGAAATTCTGAAAAGCTCATTAAAATATTCTTCCGTTGGTATTGAGTCGTCCCAACTTCCACCTTTAATTTCTCCGCTTGCTATCTTTTTACGCATTGTTCCATTTGTAGAAGCTCCGCTACTTGCTTTTATTCCATAAGGTGGGTCAACAATTGCCAAATCAAAGTATTTATCTGGGTATTGAGCCATTATTTCCATATTGTCAGCATTATGGAATGTGAAGTTATCTATCTGTATCATTTTACCAAAATTAAAATTGCTATTGCTGTACTACTGATGATTAACCCTGTATCTTTTACTTTTTGCCAGAACTCTTTTATTTTAGCTTTGTTTCGCATTTCGGCAATAGTAGTTGATTGCTTTTTCATTATCTCATTACAAAGCATTATAGTGCTATCACGTTCAGCTATTGCTGTATCTCTAAGTGCTATTTGTTGCTTTGCTGAGTGCAACATACGAGAATATATCTCTGCTTCATTTCCTAAATCATTGATTGTGCTATCTTGCGACCGTATAATGCTGTCAGCTTCATTTGTCGTTTTAGTCGTGTCGTTGAAAATTATCGTTTTAAGGCGATTTATAGTGTTTTCTCTTTGAGTGATACGTTTACTCAAATAAGCAATCCTAAGGCTGTCAGCGGTCTGCAAACTATCTAAATAAGCATCTTGTTTGCGCCATTCGTTTGAAGGTTCTTTGATTACTACTTCAATAGGCTTTTCAATAATCTTTGGAGGTGCAAATAACATTGTCAGTCCGATACCTAGCAATCCACCTATGATGATTGCAATAATTAGTTTTGTTGTGTTCATGGTTTCAATTGTTTAATTATAATTTATGTGATTTAGTTCACATATATTTTGTTATGGTTAATGCTAAAAAGGTTGCGGTTCAGCATTTCGATAGTCTTTTATATCAAAAAACTGATTATGAATATACAAAGAACCTTTTTTCATTTTTTTGCCCGTTTCGCAATGAACATTATCACATGTTCTTTTTTTTACTTGACAATTTATAAATTCTGAATCAGATGATAGGAATCTAACATAATCACCTTCCTTTACCTTATCACCTTTGAAAAGTTTGGTTGTTTTTTTTAATAGCATAATTGTATATTTATTTAATTAATTAAAAAGCCCAACGGCTTCGGGTAGTGGAGTACCGTCCGCCAATGGGCTAGTGTGTGTGTTAATTGATTAGACAGCTCCACCTGTCGAATACATCACAAAGATAATACTATTTTTCAAATTACAGTCAACTTCTGACGATTTATTTTCATAATTAAAAAATCCTGCGTTTTGACGTACTTTTGTTGTTTGTACTTGTAAACGATTATGTTGTTTTCATCCAAGTACTTAGCAACGCCAGCACGGCTTTTGTGTGGAAAAGCATATATAAAATCAACCATATTTGTATAATCTGGGTCGTTTTTATAGATGTTTTCATTTTTCTTTGCTACCTCCGTGTATAATTGTGTAGGCTTGATTGCCTTATCAGTTACAAGTGCCTTATTGCGCTCAATCATTGCAGGTGTAGGCTCTTTTTTGAACAAGAACACAGTCTTATTCGGGTCATTTGCTCTGACTGCATGGATAGCTGTTCTATCAAGTTTATCCATATTGTCCTTGTTTCGCTCTTTTGTCGCCAGTGCGATGGCTTGATTGGTATATTGCATTTCGCTCATTGATTCTTAGTTTTAAATGTTTCCCACCATTGTGGTAGTTCGTAATGTATTAATTTATCCATTTTTGCCCAGTGTTTACGTGGGAACTTTTTTGGATGTATGGCGGTTCGATGTCCGCCTGTTAAGTATCGGCTTAATTCCGACCATGTTATTAGTTTCTCAAGCATAATTTTCGCATATTAAAATGTAATTCCCTGTTTTAATTGTTGGTTTCAGTTTACAAGTCCATATAAGATGATGTATTTATTTATCCCTGTGCTTGCAGTTCTTGCAGTATACTGATTCGACTTTGATTAGTGTTGGTTGTTTTTTTGCCATTCTTTCACTTTACGTTGAAGTTTATCCATTCGGTTTGAAAAATCAATATCGGTTGCAATCATGTTGACTACCGTATCTTTTGAGTGTAAGACTGTCGAGTGTCCTACTCCGACCAAATCGCCTATCTGTTCAAGTGTTACCCTGTATTTTGAGTAGGCATGGTAATAGAGTAATGTAGTGAATAACTGTCGTGCTTCTCTGATTTGTTTTTTTCTGCTACGTCCTTTTAGGTCATTCCGTGTGATGTTGTATTCATCAATCACTATTTGTATAACAAAGTCGGAAAAGTGTATAAATCCGTTCATTCAAATATAGTTTTTTGTAATCTGTAATTATTAAATCGTTTCATACTCGCTTCAAAATACTCCGTGTCTAACTCAATACCTACAAACTCTAAATTCATATTGTCGAGTTTATTTGCTTTGTCGATTGCTAAAGCTATTGAGCCACTACCTAAATGAGTGTCGAGGATTTTTTGATTAGGTTGTGCATATCTCGATAATATCCAAGCGTATAAATCTTTCGGTTTTTCCGTTGGATGTATTCTTTCATTATTTGCTGCAGCATTAAAATCATACTTTTTTGCACTTGAAGAAAACGAAGTCCAAGCCATTTCAAACTGCGCAAAGGTTACATTTTCCGAAAATCCTTTATCCCATAAAATCCAGCATGGAGTTGGTTTTAAATATTGGGTCATATAGTTACCTCCCCATACAATCTGATTTTTTGAAATACGAAATAATTCTTTAAAATAATCATCATTCGGAATAGACGAATCATTGCCAGAGAATTTGTGATAATCGCTTTTTTTATTGCCTTTCCTTCTACCCATTGAAACATTCACATTTATTCCATAAGGCGGGTCAACAATCGCCAAATCAAAAAACTTATCAGGATATTGAGCCATTATTTCCATATTGTCAGCATTATGGAATGTGAAGTTGTCTATCTGTATCATGTGAATAATAGTTTATAAGTGAATAAAAATACTATCACCATTGAAATCACTATCACCAGTGCAACCAGTGCGCTGTAAGCCATTAGCTTGTTTTCTTCCGGTTCGGTCATGGTATCATTTCGTTTAGTAAAATTATTTGTAAAGATTGATGATTACTCTCTGGATAGTCTGCTTTTCGCCTTAGATACGTTTGCAGATTAATTTTGCATTTGGTGTAGGTAATGAACCAATACCATGCATAAAGGTCTGAAAATTGAATATCATTGTCAATACACTGTATAATGTCAGTGAAAGACAAATACATATCAGCAACTTCATATACTAATCCAAAATCAACACATTCAGTGTGGGTTTTATATTTTGCGTCAAAAGCCTTTATGTAGGCATTGACAGCCTTTGTTAGGTCGGTGGCTAGTTTGCTCATAGTTCTATTGTTAAATGGTTAATTCTTCGCCTGTGAGTGCGAAATATAGGTTTTGGAGTTGGTGGACATACTGAAATCTTTCATCCATATAAAAAACAGTATGAGTTATGTTTTTGCCTGTTTTTATGTCCAATCTAACATCTCCATGGTCAAAAATAACGTAATACCAAAATCTTTGAATTTCATAGTATTTTACGTCTCCGTCGTCAGTTTCTAATTCAAACCCAAATTTCAAAAGCCATTCTTCGGTGAGGGGTATGGGTTGCAATTTTTCCAATTCATATTCCCTGAAATTTAAGTTTATAGAGTCAAAAGAAACAGATTCTACTGTTATGAATTTTTCATCATATAGTGGACGTTCGCAATCAACAAAATTTCCAATTCTCAATTCTCGTGCTTCTATCATACTAATTTATTTATTTTGCCAACTGGTAATAGTCGGTCGGTTATTAACTCATGAAGCTCTACTGTTTCAAACATCATTGCATTTTTGCAGTAAGAATCCACTTTTTGTTCACTCTCATTCGTTATGTCGTGGCGCTTGTGAAGCGTGCCTTGTACATATACTTCTAGGTAGGTTCGTTTCATTCAGTTTTAGATAGATTTTTTATTTCTTTTTTGGCATCATCACAATTATTATGCAGATGCTCAATAAAAATGCAAGCATCTAATGTGGTTGTATGCTTCCAACCATCTTTTTTCAAATCACCATCTAATAGCTTTGATTGTTCTGTATCAAGCACTTTTATTTCATTGCCTTTTGCATAGACAAAAACAAATACATTTTTCATTGGTTGTTGGTTTATTGGTTACTTAACTAACTCCATAAATCCGCCTGCAAAAAGCAGACTGAGTCTAACGAAGTGAATCGATGTAAATTTGTTTAGTTCCGATATTAAATTTCAATCTTTCGTTTTCGGTAATTTCTCGTTTATCTCCACACATTGAACATTCCATTTTTGAAAAATCTTTCGGAAATGTGTAGGTTAATTGATAGTCGTGATTTCCATCATTTAGGCAATCCGCTTTTTGAGCTTCGTAATAAAATACAATTGAAGTTTCAAATACAAATGTTTTTTGACAGTAATCACATTCCATTTGATGTTTAAAGCCTTCTTGATAGCCAAAATTATCATCGTGGCATATTTCAAGTCCTTTTCCGCAATATGGGCATTCTATATCCATTGTTTTAAATTTTTACTTACAAAACCACTCAACGAGTGCTCCTGCAATGATTAATACTCCGAAAATTATATATACTGTAATTCTAATATGAACCATCTGCATAGGCTCATCTGCGAACCACGTCCAAATTGTTTCTTTGATTAGCTCTTTTGCTTCTTCTATTAGTCTTTTCATGCTGTTTTGATTTTGTGAGTGTTTTATTAATAACTTATTTCCGAACTCGTCTTTTGCCTCCAAATATCTAAAATGCCAGTGGACGAGTTCGTAGTGCTTGCCGTTGAATAGAATTTTCCTGCTCATGGCTTTATCGTTCTATTGTTCCGCAATAATCGTCATATTCTGTATAATGACGTTCTTCTTCTTTTCTGCCACAGCAATAAGCATATACTGTTGGCTCTCCGCATACTTTGCACATAATCTTAATCTTTAATAGTGAATTTTTCTCCAAGTTTCTCAAATAACTCCTCCATTGTGTAGGATGGGATAGACTCGATGTCTTTGGCGTAGTTCCATGTTGAAGTATATATTGCACGCTCAGCATCTTTAATAGTTTCAGCACTCCAAGCTATAAATTTTGAATTTTTCTCTAAAAATACAACTCTTTGAAGCCACTCACTACCATCATTCGATACCATCATTACTTTCGGGTATGGGCTTTCTTGTTTAGGTGCCGAAGCTTCTAACTTCGATATTTTATCGTCAATGATAAATCTAATATCCGATGGGTATACATTACAAACACTTCCATCTTCAAGTCTTACAAATGCCACGGTAAACATACCTGTTCCGGTTTTTAACTCTTCGTATGCTATTCCCCAGTGTAATAGTACCGCAGGCTTTTCTTCGTAGTGTGCCCTCTCTAGCATGATTCCATTTTCAATGCGATCATGAACCCATGTTTTTATTATTACGTTATTCATAATTGTAAATCGGTTAACCGCCACCGAAAGGCTTTAGGTGATTATTATGCCTTAATGATTTGTATTGCTGTTCTTTTTACTCCGTCTTTCTTTTCTGAAAAACCTACCTCAACATTCTCAAAGTTAAATCCATACATTGTTGTTTTTCTGCTCGATGTTTCCCAAATTGTAGCAAATTGTAAATTATGACGTTTCATTATTTTTTTAGCTTCTTCGATTGTGTTTTGAATTTCAGTTTTCATAATCTTAATTTTTAGTTGTTGTTTATTTCCTTATTGTTGATACAAAGATAGTATACAATTGCATACAAAACAAGCATTTTGATGATTATTTTTCATGTATAGATAAATTCGATTAAGTGAATGAAAGTATATATAAATTAGATAGTAAAATGTTTGTATAATGTTTATAATATGTTTATATTTGCATATCATTTTAAACGACAAACATCATGGAAAAACAAATTAGACAAGAGATTGAAAGTGCCCTTAGCTTTGGCAATTATCCTACTGAATTATCCGACATTACTTTTAAGGATGATTTTTTCCACTATGAAATCAACTATAAAGTAGTTGATGGAAAAGAGATAGTAACAGTTGATAGATATTTAATGACTGATGACAGCAAAGAAACTTGGACAGGTGCACCGTTTCAAGATACTGAACTTGAACCAGAAATTGTAAAAACGTTCCTTGAGTTACTGCATGACATGGAAGCCGAACTGGAAGCCGAAAACGAAATCGAGTACAGCCACTATGACCCCGACGAAAAACACGACGAATATAAACTAAACAACTTTTAATTATGAGCAATTTACCGAAAATTAAAGACATTTACGAGGTGTCTAACATTGAGAAACAGGATGCGTTAATGGTTCTAATGAACCAACCGCCTTTAACAGAATGGGTGAAAGAACACCCATTCATTAAAAATTACAAGTACTTACCTATTGAGCGTATTGAGTATCTTTTGAAAACTATTTTCAAGTCGTACCGTATTGAAATAACAGGGCAAGGGCAATCATTCAATGGTGTTTGGGTAACTGTACGCATTCACTACTTGCACCCAATTACAGGCACATGGGAGTATCATGATGGCATAGGTGCAACGGAACTACAAACGGCAAAAGGCACAAGCCCAGCCGATTTGCAAAATATAAATAACGGGGCACTCGGCATGGCGTTCCCAATTGCAAAAACTAGAGCCATTAAGGATGCCAGCGACCACTTTGGGCGGTTATTTGGCTCTGATTTGAATCGTAAAGACCAAATCAAATACGAGCAAGATTTGACTTTGACACCAATGGATGAGATGCACCCGAACTGGAATAAAGTTTGCGAAGCCATAAAAAGTGGAAAATTCAAAGTAGCCGACATTTCAGAGAAATATACATTAACAGATGAATCACGGGAACAACTAACAAAACTACAAAATGGAAACAACACTATCAACATTTAAGTGCCGTGCGTCTGCTAGTGGCGCACTGATGACTAATCCAAAGTCAAAGACTGAAACACTTTCAGAAACGACAAAAACGTATCTGCAAACATGGATTAAAGAGCAAATCTACGGACACCGAGCGCAAATAAACTCAAAGTACATTGATAAAGGCATTGAGATGGAAGATATGGCAATTGATAAGGCAATTGAATGGCTTGATTTACCTTTTGCTTTGAAAAACGAAAACCAGTATGAGGATGATTATTTCACTGGAACGCCCGACCTTTTGCTTAGTGACACGGTTATAGATATAAAAAACAGTTGGGATTTTTCCACACTACCACTATTTGAGGAAAATATTCCAACAAAAGGGTACGAAACACAAGTTCAAATTTATATGCATTTGACAGGGTTAAAAAAAGCAAGCGTTATTTATATTTTATTGAATACACCAGAAACGTATAATTCGGTTGAGATTGATTACTCAAACGTGGATAAAAAATATAGGTATAAAAAGTTTGAATTTGAATATGATATTGAAATAATTGAGAAGTTAAAAGAACGTGTAATTGAATCAAGAAAATATATTAATTATTTGTGTAAAAAGTTTGATATACAGATATAAAATATTATATTTGTATATATAATTGCGGTCTGACAATAAGCAATTAAACTAATAAAGCCCTTTTTCATTGATTAGGAAGTCAGACCCCTATGATTTGATTAAGGGCATTTTTTTTATTATGAAACAAGAAATATTTCTTCCTATATTAGGATATGAAGATTATTATGAGATTAGTAATCTAGGTAATGTAAAGAGTAAAAAACGCATTATTTATAAAAAAAACGGTGCAAAACAAGTTGTTTTAGAGAGAATACTTAATCCAACTATTGGGTCTCATGGTTATTATTCTGTAGGTTTATGTAAATATAATGTTCGTAAAACAAAACCAATACATCATTTAGTAGCTGAAAGTTTTTTAAAACATAAAGTTGAAGGACATAAATTTGTTATAAATCACATTGATGAAAATAAACTGAATAATCGTATTGAAAATTTAGAAATAGTAACAAAACGAGATAATACTTTTTTAAGTAAAAAAATTTTAAGAAACAAAGAAAGCTCTAAATATATTGGTGTACACTATAGACATGATAGAAATTGTTATGTTAGTAGAATAAGGATAGGTGAAAAAATTATCAGAAAACATTTTAAAACAGAGGAAGAAGCTAATTTTGATTATATAACTAAAAAAAACAAACAAAATGAATTACAGATTAAAAATTAATGTCAAAAAATTAAACAAGGCTTTTATCTTTCCGATACAAGGGAAGTTTGAGAAAGTAGATTGTTTGTGTATTCCTGTTTCTGAATTTTATGAGGGTAAACCAGATAAAGATGGACATATACCTTTATATTGTAATTTAGAAATAACAGAGAAAAAGCAAATTGGTCAATATAATGATACTCACTTTGCCAAACAATCACTTGAAAAGGCAAGTTACAACGCATTGAGTGATGAGCAAAAGAAAAACATTCCGATAATCGGAAATATGGAGCTGTCTAAATTCGGAAACAATACACCTACTCAACCAAACGAGCCACAGGCACAGGCACAGGCACAGGCACAGGAAGAGCCAGAGGGTGATGGATTACCATTCTAATATCATGACAGTTGACCAAGTTCGCACACTTGACTATTCAATTAGTCGGGTGTGCAACTACTTTCAAGTTTCGGAATCGGACTTGAAAAGTAGGAGTAGAAAAACTAATGTAGTTTATGCACGTGCATTTATTTACAAGTTTATGCGTGAAATATACAGTCGTAATTTGTCACTGGTTGAGTTGGGAGGTGTATTCGGTCGTGATCATTGCACCGTTATTCACTCAATAAAGATGCTAGATGATGCTTTTGACTGTTATCCTGAGCTGAAAAATGAGTATTTTAGTATGAAAAAAGGATTGATAATTTAGAAAATGGGGCATTTGCCCCTTTTTTATTACGGAAAACTACGCAAATATTACGCAAAACTACGGAAAAACTACGCAAATGAGGGTCTAAAAAACAGTTGCGAAATGCCAAAAATCTAATTATCAAATGATTACAAAAAAAAACTACGGAATTACGGAAAATTTCCCAGTTTGGTCTATAGAAAACGCATTTTTCGTTTTTTTTTATTTTGAAAATTTCCAAAAAGTTGCGTATTTGCGTAATTGCGAAATCTTGTCCTGATTATCAACACTTTAGCATTTCGCAAATTATTTTTTGATACTAATTTGCGTAATTTTGCGTAATGCTTTGTTTTTATCAAATTTGTTTGTATATTTGCATCTGTAAATACCGAAGTAAGGCGCGGTTAAAAGAATTTACAACACCTCGATTAGTTGGGTCGCCTTACACCCTCTTCTCGGGGTGTTTGTTTTTATAAACCTCTATTTATGGAAATATCAATTTTCAAGAAAAAAACCTCCCCAGAGTCACCATTCATAAAAGATGTATCAGTATTCTTTGATAGGATTAAGAATGGAAGCCCAGCAACAGAACTAATACTTAAATACAGAGAAACAAAAGACCCAGTTTATAAGAATCAACTTCCTGCATGTTCTTTCGGAGGCGTTTTTTCATATCGGAATGAAAAATCACTTATTAAATTTTCTGGACTAGCTTGTTTAGACTTTGATAAACTAAGCGGAATTGAGGATGCTAACCAAATCAAAGACAATCTAATTTCAGACCCATGTTTGTACGCTTGTTTCATTTCTCCTAGCGGTGTAGGTGTAAAGGCTGTGTTCCGAGTTGCTGATGATCATACCAAATACAGGGCAATGTATAGGGCTTTGTGTTCAAAGTATGCTGATGTACATTTGGATAGCAAAACTAGCGACATATCAAGACTTTGTTTTGAATCATACGACCCCGACATTTACATAAATGAACAAGCCGAAATTTGGACTAAATGTGAAGAGGAAGAATATCAAAATTTGGGTGCAAGTCGCTACGATGTTTCTATTCCAGTGCAGTCTGAAAGTATTACTATCGGATTACTCCAAAAATGGTTTGATAAAAAGTACACAGTATCCGAAGGGCAAAGAAATGATGCTATCTATCGGTTTGCATCCGCTCTTAATGCGTTCGGGGTTAATGAATACACTTCTATCAGTTACCTCCAAAAGTACGCTCAAAAAGGCTTTAGTGCAAAAGAAATTGAAACTGCTGTAAAGTCAGCTTACAAAAGAAATAAAAGCGAGTTCAACACAAAGGCATTTGAGGACAATGAAACAAAAAGAATGCTTCAAAAATCTGTATCAAATGGCAAAACGACCAAAGAGATACGAAGCGAACTTGAATCTACAAACAATCCAATTGTAAAAGATGAAAACTTTGAGCTAATCCTTACAAGCCTTAAATCACCCGACACAACAGATGTATTTTGGGCGGTCAACGATAAAGGTAAAATATCAATAGTGGCTCATAAGTTTGAACAGTATCTTATATCAAACAACTTTATGAAGTTTTATCCTGAAAGTACTTCTGAAACTTTCATCTTTGTTCAAAAGGATAAGAGCCTAATCGAGTTTACCAATAGGGATAGAATCAAAGACTTTGTTTTGAAAGATTTAAAAACACGTGAAAATATAGGACTTGCACCGTTTGACTTTATGGCTGTAAATACCAAGTTTTTTTCAAACGAGTTCTTGAATATGATTGAAGCGGTTGATATTAAACTAAAAACAGACACAGCGGATAAATGCTATCTCTATTTCAAAAATTGTGTTGTTGAAGTTGGTGTTGATTACTCAAAGACTATTGACTACCTAGATTTAGATAGTTATGTTTGGAAGGATAGTGTAATTGATAGAGATTATCATTATTTTGACCATCATGGCGGTGAGTTCCGTTCGTTCATTTGGTACATATCTGGACAGGATGAACACAGCTATAATTGTTTTAAATCTGTCATTGGTTACTTACTTCATTCATTCAAAACACAGGCAAACAATAAGGCTATCATTCTGAATGATGAAATGATTAGCGATGACGAGCCGAACGGGAGGAGTGGTAAGGGTCTATTCTTTAATGGAATAAAGCACCTAAAAAAACTAGAATCTTTGAACGGTAAAAAAATAGACCTTAACGGACAATTCACATATCAAACAGTAAAAGCCGACTGTCAAGTGCTAGTCTATGATGATGTAAAAAAGAACTTCCCTTTTGAGGACTTATTTTCTATTATTACCGAAGGCTTGACAATTGAATACAAAGGGCAGGGAGCGATTAAACTTCCAGTTACAAAGTCACCAAAGATAGTAATAACAACAAACTATACTATAAAAGGGAATGGGGGGAGCTTTGACGCGCGAAAACACGAACTTGAACTATCTAGTTATTTCAATTCGAACTACTCACCACAGGATAAATTCGGGCACCTCCTTTTTGATGATTGGAGTAATGAAGAGTGGCAACGGTTTGACAACTTTATGATCCAGTGTATTCAGTACTATTTGCAAAATGGACTACAAAAACAAAAGCATAAGAATTTAGAGTTACGAAAGCTCATTGGTGAAACATCAACGGAGTTCATTGAATGGACTAGCGATGGTAATTTAGAGTTTGATACAAGGCACTACAACGAAGCTATATTTGAAAAGTTTTTGAAGGCTTATCCTGACTATCGTAATGGAAGCTATAAACTACCAATAAAGAGGTTTAAAAAGTGGGTTAAACTTTATTGTGAGCATTACAACTACTTCTATGCTAACAATATGATTGATAACATCGGAAGGTATTTTTATATTTCAAAAAACAAAATAACAGAAACAGACATAACTGAACCATTTTAGCCTATGAAAACAATACATTTTTCAGCGCGTTTTGATAATCTCAAAATGACATATCACGGGGAGATTAAAACAGACAATCTAGACCCAATGCAAGAAGTTAGGGCACTGCTAAAGGAAAAGTGCCAAACTATAAATGAAATTCAAATATATTGGTTTGAGAATAACGAAGTAAAAATGATATTCGAATGGTAAAAGTAGAATTAAGACCGTACCAAAACAATCTAATATCCGACCTTCGTACATCTATCGTAAAAGGACATAGAAAAATTGTACTTTGCGCTCCAACAGGAAGTGGCAAGACTGTGATGTTCACATATATGGTATCTGAACACGTCAAGCGTGGAGGTAACGTTCTAATCTTAACACACCGAAAGGAACTACTCAAGCAGGCTGGATCATCTTTCGAGTTGTTTGGACTTAAACCAAAATTTATACGGGCAGGCAAAAAATCCAATCTTTCGGCAAAACTCCACGTAGGTATGATTGAAACGATACACCGCCGAGAAAAGGACTTTATGTCCGAAAAGACACTTATCATAATTGACGAGGCTCACATATCGTCATTCAATAAGATTTTTCAGTATATAAGTCCAAATACAATTGTGATAGGTGCAACCGCTACTCCGTATAGAAAAGGTACTGATGCTATTGGACTAGATACGTTCTATACAGACATTGTGCAGGGCGTAGATACACCCGATTTGATAGAGTTAGGGTTTCTATCGTCTGCTGATAGTTTCGGCGTTAAAATAGATTTATCTAAGGCAAAGAAAAAAGGCGATGATTATGACACTTCTAAACTCTATTCTGAAAGTAGGTTATATCAGGGAGTAGTATCTAACTGGCAAAGGTTAACTCCAAATAAAAAGACTATTCTATTTGCTTCAAACGTGAAAAGCTCACGGGAAGTTTGCCAAGAGTTCAATGATAACGGTATTGAAGCAATGCACATTGATGGCGAAACACCCGATGACGAACGTGAACACGCACTTACATGGTTTGAAAATACAGACGGTGCAGTACTTTGCAATTGTGGTATCTTAACGGCTGGTTACAATTGCCCTGACATTGAGGTTATTATTCTTTACCGTGCGACCACTTCACTTCCTTTATTCTTACAAATGTGCGGACGTGGGTCGAGAGTAACGCCAACAAAGAAAAAATTCACTATATTAGATTTCGGAAACAACATCCACCGTTTAGGCTTTTGGCAGGATCCACGAACATGGACTTTGAAAAAAGTAGAACAAAAAAAGAATGATAAACAGGATGCTAGTTTTATAAAGATGTGCCATAAGTGTGGGGCGATTGTTGCACCATCAACTAAGATTTGCCCTCATTGTGGTACTGAACTAAAAAAGGAAGTCAAAGAGGAGCTGGCAGAACTTGAAAAACTATCACCACGTGAAAAGTACAATCAAGACTTAAAAACAAAAGCCCTCATGTGTAAAAATGGATTAATGAACGGTTTTGCCGTATTGCATTCACTTACAGACATACAACAGGCTCGCGACTTCATTTCACTTATGGGTTATAAACATGGATTTGAACAAATAAATAGGCACCGATTTAAAGTATTTCAATAATGAGAGATAAGACAGAGGCTAAAATTCAACAGGAAATTTTCATACACATAAAGAATAATTTCGGACTAGAACACCACAACCCGAAATGGATTATACTTTCAATACCAAATGAAAGCGCAAGCAAGGAGGAAACTATGCGGAAACTTTCAATCGGTATGCTTCCTGGAGCTAGTGATATGGTTTTAATCCAACCGAACAAAATAACTTTTATTGAAGTAAAAACTCCAACAGGGGAACAATCGGACAACCAAATTACTTTTGAAAACGATGTTAAACGTCTAGGGTTTGACTACATTCTAGTCCGTTCTTTAGATGATGTAAAAAAATATCTATCTATTTAATTTGGAAATAAAGAACTTATATCGTATATTTGTTTTCTAAAAACTATTTTTATGAATGATAATTTTGTTTTACAACTAGATGATATTAACTTTGATTTCAACATTGAAGCTGATGAAGATTCAAACAAATTCATAAAATTAGAAAATCACAATATCAAATCTAAAGATGTTTTTTATCAAAACGCCTTAAAATTAGCACATGACATTCATATCCAAAGAGGCGAATGTGTTTATGTAAATTTAGCAGGTAATTTTATTTTTGGTGATTTTATAGGTGCGTTTATAACTGTTAATAGCTTGGAAGTTGAGGAATTAACAGTAATATCATTATCTGGAGGAAATGATAATTTTGAAATGTTAGATTCACTAATTGATAATAATTTTGTAGAAAAAATCAATTTAGTTTTATCAAAATACTTTCTTAGAACTTAACAAAAAAAGCATTCTACTACAATCAAATTACTATCGGATTTATCCGAAAAGCACAATGATAATTTCAATGTTTATTATTCTGACAATCACAGCAAATCAGTGCTAATAAAAACTAAAAAAGGTGGACACGTTTGTATTCATGGTTCAGCTAATCTTAGAAGCTCTACAAATATTGAACAAATGATTATACAAGAGAATAAAGAGTTATATGATTTCAATTATCAATTTTTTAAAAATCTATCTAATGGCAAAATCTGGAAGCGGTGGCGGTGGACGTTCGGGCGGACGTAGCGCAGGAACAACAGCACCTAAGGGGATTACATGGACAGCACCATTTTAATTTTTCATTATGGATACAAGATTCAAAAAAGGTGAGATGCCAAAAGCAGGCAAACAGTTTTCGAGCGATTATCAACCAGACAAAGAGATTTGGACGGAGGAAGTATCGCTATTGCTGTTTAATGACTTATTGGACTGGATGAATGAAAGCAACTTGAATTTTTTGTATGAAGAATTTCTTTTTGATAATCCAAAATTACGTGATTACGGGGGTAAAATTTACCCTGAATTAATCAGTTATTTGAAGGACAAATTCCCCTCGTGTTTCAAACTTTATAAAAAAGCAGAAAAAATACAGGAAATTAGGCTCACAAAATACGCTTTACATGACAAAGTAAATGCAGGCTTTGCGAAGTTTATATTATCTGCTACTCATGGACTTAGAGAAAAATCGGAGGTGGAAAAGAATGTAAATTTGCAAACTAATATCGACCCATTCGCACTAATGAGAGAAAACCATGCAATTAACAGCGAAACAGAAAAAGGCACTTGATTACTTAACTGATAATACTACTGATTATGTAGGATACGGAGGCAGTTCAGGCAGTGGAAAGAGCGTTCTTGGGTGCTTATGGCAGATGGAACTAGGTTATTATTTGGAAGGTGCTAAATTCTTTATTGGGAGGGATTCAATCAAAGATACTCGAGCATCCGTTTTGAAAACATGGAGCGATGTTTCTAAGTCAATAGGATTTAGTGATTATAAGTTTAATGATATTGGTATAGTCTTTGGAAACGGCACTGAAATAGAACTACTAGATTTGACATTTTATCCTTACAAAGACCCTATGTTTGAGCGGTTGGGCTCAAAAGAGTATACCGCTGGGTGGATTGAGGAAGCCTCACAGGTTCATCCGTTGGCGTTCGAAGTTCTAAAAACAAGGATTGGTAGGTGGAAAAATGAGATTGTGAAATCTAAAATACTTTGTACCTTTAACCCGAAAAAGAACTGGGTAGATAAAACTTTCTACCGTCCGTATGCGAACGGAACGGAAACAGAAAATACTAAATTTGTTTATGCTTTGCCAACGGATAATCCATATTTGCCAGCCGATTACATTAAGCGGTTGCATGAGTTGAAGGATGAAGCTACAAAGCAAAGATTACTGTACGGGAACTTTGACTACGATGATGACCCAACGGCACTGATTAGCTTCACTCAAATATCCGAGATGTGGGACAGGAAGCCAACTCTATTGGGTAGTCAAAGATACATAGTGGCGGATATTGCTAGATATGGAAGTGATAAGGCTGTTATAGCTGTTTGGGATGGCTTAACGATAGTTGAAGTAGTTAGTTTCGATATTAGTTCAACTACTACTATACAGAATACCATAAAGGCATTGGCAGTAAAACACAAGGTGTTAGTTCACAATATCGTATGTGATGAGGATGGGGTTGGGGGTGGAATAGTCGACACTTTAAGAGGTATAAAAGGATTTGTAAACAATTCAACAGCCAACAATCCAAACTACTCTAATTTGAAAGCTGAATGTGGGTATAAGTTGGCGGAGTTGTTTGATGAAATATCTATCAGTGCTAACATTGACGAAGCCACAAAAGATATTATCAACATAGAACTAGGGCAGTTAAAGACATTCGACAATGACAAAGACAATAAGCTAAAGATACTACCAAAAGATAAGATTAAAGAAAATATAGGGCGTTCGCCTGACTACTTAGATATGTTCATTATGCGGATGTACTTTGAAGTTAAACCAAATATATCACACGGAATAAAACACAGCAATTATCATGATTCAAGAAATAAGCGACCTACTTACGGCTATTAATCCAGAGTACACTTTCACTTACGAAGAAAGTGCAATGATGAATATCAAAGCCGATTCGTATCTAAAATACAAAGATGTCATAGACCCTGACACAAACGAGGTGACAGGGCAAAAGATAGCGTCGTTTGTGTATCTTGAAGAATTTACAAGTGGCTCGCTAAAACGTGAAGGCTACATGAATGCAAGGGTGCAAAAATGCCAACTCTATTTTTGTAAATTTGCAGACTTTCATTGTGATGCTTTGCAACGCCAGGAACTCCGGGAACTGATGTTTACTGAAATTATTTATGCTTTTGCTGAAAAGATAAGATTACACCCTATGTTGCTTTCAAAAGATGTTCCATACATAACACCGCTCCCACGCTTTGATGCTAATGAAGTTAGTGTAATGATTGAATTTGATTATAAAATACAACTATGCTAAAAGAGATAGACCCTATTAACGAATGGACTTATGGGCAAAGGATAGCCGTTGGGAAGTGCTTTGAGAAATCTAAAAACGATTTAGAGATTTTCAATTCAGTGTTTAAAGAATTGCATTCAATTGAACCAAAGTTGAAAGATATTGCTAAATTTGCACCGTACTTCCAAAAGATAGCGGACGGGTTGAAATACTGGTTAGATGCTGAAAAAAAAATGTTATGTAGAGACCCAAGCACAAAAGAAAAAAATGCAGGGATAAAGGAGTTATATGAAAGCATTGGGGAGTACGGCACACTTACAACATTAGCTGAAAAGTACTCCAAAGACCCAGACGAAATTTTGCAATGGAAATACAGCAAAGTGTTTGGTATTCTATATTCCGATTTGAAAAAGGCTATTTACCAAGAGAAACTACAAAAAGAATATGCCAAGTAGTGTTAATGACTTAATAGTTCAGGAAGTTGAGAAACTCAAATTAGAGATTCAAAGTGCAATCGATGCAAGTGGTAAGAATGCCAGTAAACGAACACGCAACTCTTTGGAAGTAAGACCCACCGCCAACGGTGCGCAATTGTGGGGTGCAAATTATATCGGAGTACTTGAAACGGGTAGGAGGGGTGGAAAGATACCTTATAACTTTGGTGAAATCATTCAGAAATGGGCACAGGCTAAAGGTATAAGTTTTGAAAACAATATACAGGCTAAGAGGTGGGCTAACGGTGTAGCTTGGAAAATAGCCAAAGAGGGGACAAAACAATTCCGTGATGGCAAACGAGATGATATTCTTACTAAGCCTATCAATGATTTTACTGATAGAGTTGTAAATAAATTGATGTTAGAAATACAAAATACTATATTTGAAAAATGATACTACTACTCAAACCGCCAACGGCTCACAGTGCTTTCAATCCCGTACTATTGAAGTACTATGATGATACCTATTTTTCTGCTACAATAGTAATTCAAAATGGCAGTTCTAACACCATCAATGGCTCAAAGACTTTCACTCTTAAACGATACGCCAAATTAGATGAAACAAGTGGAAAGTATATTGTTACTTTCGATTTGAGTTCAGTGGTTAAATTGTGGCTCGAAGAAAAGATTACCTACTTACCACAGGATGTTAAACGTGATTGGGTGCTTTCTCAAAGTTACGGTGTGTTTATCGGAGGTGTATTTCAATTTTCATCAATGGCAATAAACACGGTAGCGCAATGTGGTGAGAGTGGAAGTATGACAATGAGATACGGCACTTTCTTGACGAAGTTTGATAAGATAAAATACTATTACGGGTGGGAAAGATATCTTTCTTTTTTGCCGTTCAACAACGGACTAACAACCATTGAAAGACAGCCTTATCCGATTACAGCATATAGCGGTATCAATGTAGTATCATTCAGATGTACAGAGGGGATTAACAGCATAAGTGGAACTAATCTATCTGAGCCACTTACTACCAACTTTGATGAAATAATACTTACCAATTTTGATGAAGAAATACACCTTAATGTCAACAATGGAACTCAAACAACATCTATCTTAGTTGAAGATAATTGTATCCCTGATAGTCCGCTGTATGTTAGATGGCTTAATACGCTAGGAGGTTGGGATTATTGGATGTTTGGAGTAAGACAATTCTACTCTAGTAAATCAGAGCAAAAAGAGTTTGCAAACCGATTCATTGAAAGCGTACACAATGATAGACGTACAACCGATTTAACCAACTTATCAGTTAGCAATTTTGTTAAGGCAGGAGCTGGTGTGTTAAGTGCTAATGAGTTTGAAGCTTTGAAAGAAATAGAATACAGCCCAATGGTGGATTATTACGACACAAAACAAATGCACTGGATTGGGTGCCAGGTTTCGGAGGTCGCAAACGAAAACGATACAAAGCTGATGACAAAGAGCATTGAGATTACATTTGAACTTCCAAAACGAAATTTACAGTTATGATAGATTTGCAAGCTAAGAATAATCAAGGGGAGTGGATAAGTCTGGACTTAACCACTCTTGACGTGCCTATAAATTTGCAAGTCAATCAAATTGCTGAACTCAAAGACAGGCAGGCAGGTTATTCGCAGTCTATTAAACTACCTCCGACACGCAAAAATCTGGATGCTCTCAATTTGCCTAATCGTATTGATGCGGTTGGTGGGATGCAATACGAAATAGTGGAATGCCTAATGTATGCAGGTTCTTTCGAGTTGGTTGGCGTAGGAGGTAACATGGTAATCAAATCTGTTACCAATGTGATAGACGTTCAAATACTTTTTGGGAATAGTGATTTATTTACAAAACTACAAAATACTCTATTTTCTGAAACAGATTTAGGTTGGTACAAACACGGGTATCGTTTTTTTCAATATCCAATAAACAATAACTATGCGATGCCGTGCGCTTCATTCGTAAAAGAGAGCAAAGATTATTCTATCAAAACAGGCTATTCAGAGTCATATCCGTTTATCTACTTCAAAAATGCAGTAGAAAAAGTATTGCAACATCACGGATTTACTTTGTCAACAGACATTGATACAAGCTACTTTGAACGGTTGGCGATAAATTGTAATAAAGGATTTGATGAGATACCAACAAAGACTGGACTAGTCGAAAAATCAATAAGTCCAAGTGTTTATTTGTCGGGTGTAGATTACCACCAATTAGCATATTCAAAAGACCCAAATAGTGAGTTTGCATTTTTGAACTATGCTGGAAGTTACATAACATTTGTTGGCGATTTGGATGGTTCATTAAATTTCAAATTGAATGTTATATCAGACAACACAGATGGTGGTGAAGTTTTAATACAGATTTTTAAGAATAATGTTTTATTCCATGAAGAAACAAAAGAGGTTTGGTTGCCATTACCTTTGACTTATGAATATCTATATTCTGACTATGTAGCAGGTGATAGTATTAAATTTGTAGTTAATTCAAGAGCATGGGATAATATAGGTTATAACATATCAAGTACAATTGAAACTACTCTTATAACTGTTAAAACACCTGAATACTATGATAATGTACCTTTATCTAGTCTAATCGATATCAACACTCAATTAGATTTAATAAAGATGTTTGTCAATGAATTTGCACTTACTGTAAATGTTGACAATGACAATAAGGTGATGCACGCATACAGCATGAGCAAGCTCTATCAGAATTTTGACGATGCTAAAGACTGGAGTAAGAAATTAGACTTTGGGAAAGATCAACAGATTGAATTTATATTTTCAGATTATGCACAAAGTAACTACATAAGGTTGCAGGATAATGAAGATGATCAAGTAAAAAAATCTTTCGAGTTCAATATCGCAAACGCAAATTTAGCTAAGCGTAAAGATTTATTTGAAATCCCATTTTGTGCCACTAAGACAATTACAGACTTGAACATTTGTTCAGTCCCAATGGTAAGCAAGTCGGATGATGGTGAGTTAAGTTTCAGCGGTGGAAAACTTCATTTGCTAAACCTATATGATGCAACTTATGATAATTACCCAATAAAGGGTGGTTCTGATGCTTTTTCATATCCTGATTTTTCGAACAGCTGGCAGTATCCACTTTTCAATACAATGCTCAATGAGGTGAAATATGTAACGGCTTATTTCAATCTAACAGATGAAGATATAGCAAATTACGACCCATTTATACCCGTTTACATTTCGTATTTCGGTCAGTATTTTTACATCAATAAGATTGTGAATTACATAACTGGAAAACTAACTAAAGTTGAACTTTTAAAATTATAATATAATGGCTGATATAGAGAAAAAGATATTACTTGACATTCAAACAACAGCGGTTGAAAATTTAGCTAAAGCGCAAACAGCTATACAAGGTTTACGGGAAGAGATTAAAAAGCAATCAAAAGACTATGCCAATAACTCACAGTCAATTGCTGAAAATCAGTTAAAGATAAAACAATTGCAGGGAGTTGTTTCAGAGCAAACAAAAATTGCTATGAATGCCAATGCTCAAATAAACGGCAATGTAGGGGCGTACAAGGCTCTATCATTGCAGTATGCTGTATCTGCACAAAGAGCCAAAGACCTTTCAGCTGAATTTGGAGTAAATAGCGTACAGGCGAAAAAAGCACAACTGGAAGCCAATGGACTAAATGATAAATTGAAAGCTATTGATAAGACTGTAGGGCAAAACCAAAGGAGTGTAGGGGATTATGGGACTGCATTAAATGGCTTAAAAGATAAGTTCCTTAGTTTTGTAGGAGTAACGGCAATTATAGGTGCTGTTTCAAATGCATTCAAAGATGCTATGCAGACAATGAAAGCATTCGACCAACAAATGGCTAAAGTTGGAGCAATTACTAATGCAACAGGAAAAGAACTGAAACAACTAAAGCAACTAGCTATTGATTTGGCTGGTAGTTCCAAATATTCAGCTACAGAGGTCGCAGGATTAGAGGAAGAACTTGGTAAATTAGGTTTTACGAGCCAACAAATAATTGATGCAAGTGAGGGTATTGTAATGGCATCATCCGCTACTGGTGAGAGCCTTGAAAAAACAGCCGAGATTGTTGGAAGTGTTACGTCTGCATTTGGACTTAATGCCAGCGAAAGCAAACGAGTAGCTGATGTTATGTCGCAATCATTCAATGCCACAGCTTTAGGATTGGATAACTTTTCGGAATCAATTAAGTATGTAGCTCCAATTGCTAAACAGGCAGGTGTATCACTTGAGGAAACAACCGCCTTGCTTGGATTACTTGCGAACAATGGTATTAAAGGCTCGCAGGCTGGTACATCATTACGACAAATACTATCACAGCTAAGTGGTGAGGGTGGAACATTGCAAGAAAAACTTGCAAAATTATCTAAGGAGGGTTTGACCCTTGCAGGTGCAGAAGATGAAGTAGGTAGGAATGCAAAAACGGCTCTTTTGGTATTAAAAGACAATGCGGAAGTATTACCAACATTAACCAAAGAGTTTGAAAATTCAGCAGGTGCTTCAAAGGTAGCCGCTGAAAAGATGCTCGACACTATTTCAGGAAAAACTACATTGCTGACGAGAGCATGGGAATCATTAATACTATCACTTGATAGTGGAGAAGGTGCTTTTTCAAAAGGATATAAGTCGTTGATTGAAGGTCTTACGAGTGCTATAAAAGGGACTAAGTTACTAATGATGTCCGAAAGTGAAAGAGAAAAAGAACTTAGTAAAACACAAACAAAAAAACGACTAGAAGATTTAGATGTTTACCTTAGACATACAAAAAATCAAGTTGGATATATCAATCAGGAAATACAAGCCGAAAAAGCATTAATCAAAGCTAAAGAGGATAAAATTAAAGTATTGCAAGATGAAATAAAAGCCAATGATAAAAAAGGCTTTTTGACTCAATCTACTGAACTAAAAAAAGCCAATGAAGAAGAAATCAGAGGATTAAGGGAGGCGGCTAATCGGTCGGTTGATTATGTAAATGCTTTGGGTAATCTTAGACGTGCAAAGCAAGATGAAAATAAAATACTGGCAAAAGAAGCTATCGAAAAAGAAAAAAAATTGCAAGCCGAACGTGCCGAAGCATTGAAAGAACAAAAGGAACTTGAAGAAAAAGCAATTGAATTACAACGCAAAAAAACAGATGATTTGTTAAAGGCTAACGAAAGGATTTTAGCCAGCAAGCGCAAAACATTTGAGGAGGAGGGCAAATTCCAAATCATTGACCCTACCATAGTAGCGTACAGATTGAAGCAACTTGAAACTTTCACACAACAGGAAAAGCTAAATGTCATTGCACGTGCGAAGTTTGAAAAGAAAACAAAGGAGGAATTGACAGCCGAGTTACAAGCCGTTGATGCCAAATTGAAATCTGACCAAACGGCACTACTTCAAAAGGCAGGACAAGATACTATTGAGCATAACAACCGATTAGTTGAGATTGACAAACTCAAGAATGAGGAGATAATGGCAGGCAAACGCCTATCTATTGATGACCAACTCAAAGCCGATACTTTGGCAATTGAGTTGACAAAAGTCAATGCCAAAAAAGAAATTGACGAAAAGAAAAAACTAGGCTTAATTGGTGAGGTTGAATATCAAGATGAGATAGCGAAAATTGACCAACAGGCAAAAACCGACTTGGCAAAGGCGAATGCTCAATTCATCTTTGATGAAAACGAAAAAGAGTACAACGCAAAAAAGGCAAACATTGACAGGGAGTTGGCACTTGCCTATAATACTGCTGATGAAGAGTACAAACTAACTTTGGAAAAACTCGAACTTGAAAAGCAAGCCGAGATTAAGAAAGCAAAGGAAACAGGAGAAAGCATTGATTTAATTGAAAAGGAATATGCACAAAAAGCAGAGCAAGCTAACTTTGATAAGTTACAACGCCAAACCGACCAATATGTAAAATATGGTGAATCTATCGCCAATGTATTTGGTGCGTTTTCCGATTTGATGAAAGCCAATGAGGATGCTGAACTTCAAAAGGATGCTGAAGCTAACGAAGCAAAAAAAGCCAATTTACAAGAAAGACTTGATAAAGGTCTAATTGACAAAAAGACGTTTGATAAAGAGGTCGCCAATTCTGAAAAAGAACTCGACAATAAGAAAAAGAAAATTGAACGTGAACAGGCTATCCGTGCTAGAATACTTTCTGCATTCGGGATCATTGCAAGCACTGCACAGGGTATAATGAAATCTTTTGCAGATTTGGGACCAGTGGCAGGTATCCCGTTTGCTATTGCAGTTGGGGCAGTTGGGGCATTGCAAATGGCTACTTTACTTTCGGCTCCACTACCCAAAGCTAGTCGTGGAACTTTGCTAAGAGGTGCTAGTCATGCAAACGGTGGAATACCTATCGAAGCCGAAGGAGGGGAAGCAATCATCAACAAACGCAGTACATCTATGTTTTTACCAGTGCTTTCAGCAATTAACGAAGCAGGTGGCGGAGTTCCATTTGTCCAAACGATGGCAGATGGTGGCTATGTTTCAAGAAATAGCAACCAACAGTCTGTTAGTGGTAGTATCGCAGATATAGTAAGAGCTACTATATCGGAGATGAAAATCTACACAACCATTGAAGATATACGCCGTGAGGACAAAAAATATACAAATATCGAAGCTAGTGCAAATTTTTAGTATAATTATTTGCATTTATAGAAATAATCAATTATATTTGTCGCATTATAGATAGAACTATGTTAGAGATTAATATACATAAGAAAATAGGTGCTAAAACAGAGGATGATAAATTCTTTAAAATGATGGGCTTTGAATGCGA